AACGCCACAGGTATTTCATTATGTTACCCTGCAGATAATACTTGAATCCGTCACCAGTGGCAGCAGAGATGGCATGAATACATTCAATGCCAGTCTGATTGTAATGGGGTGGGTTATTGACCATATCAACATTGCCCCAAGCTTGCTTACCTGCCTGTTCTGCTTCTGCCATCTTCTTCATAAATGCATCATGTCTCATGCTGAACCTCCTGTCTTTGTGTTAAAGGATAGGTGTACTACATTACCATCATAGGTCTTCTCTACGCCTGCCTCTTTTTCATTCTCTAGTTGTACATCAATTTCAGTTTCGTTGTCAATCATATTCATTACATATTCGTGAACAACATTACGAATATCTTCTACCTCTTCCATAATAGGTACTGAAGCACACATCATTTTACAGAAGTGCATCACTTGATAATAGTCTTCGTCTTCCATTGGGTTGTCAGGCATAGCGATAACAGATATATCAATCTCCCCACTCCACTCGCCATCATCATTAGCAAATGGCCTTACTCGTATAAGGAAATCTTCATCTTGTAGGTGTTGTGCTAAATCTTTCATGTTCATGTTTATCTCCTTTGTACTTTGGTTCCATTAAACTTTATGAATTTTGGATGCTTGTTCTTCCCTTTCTCTTTAAGCCAGTCTTCAGGTATGATGCGGTCATAGTATCTAAACCCATGCTTGATGCACCAATCTGCATATGAAGACTTAGCACCCTTACTTAACTTAGCTTTGCTGTTTGTAAACACGAAGCGTATGTCAAGCTTTGGGTGCTGCTTCTTAATGGCGATATGCTTGCGTCTATCTGCTGCCATGAACCTGCCCTTTGTCTCAATGATGATACCATTGTCGAGTACAAAGTCAGGGGTATAGGTGCGGTAGGCTAGGTCTTCCCATTCAATCTTGATATTCTCGTAGTCATACTTGACCTTGTGTTCATCAAGATAAACAGATAGCTTGTGTTCTAGCCCACTGCGATACCCATGTTTTATTGCCATACGCCGTGCCTTATGNAGCAATTACNTCTCCAATGTAGCTAACTGTAGGCGGGTTCTTAGCCTGTGACATTACTGCAGGACGCTCACTAAGATTATCCCAACAATCAAAACGATAGTTGCAAAATTTGCATCCATCATTAAGGACTTTGTTACCTGTTGGCTTGCCACGAAAAGTCTCAGGCACTGGTTCAAAACATCTTTCAAACTTGTTCTCCTCTACTGTCTTTACTGTTGTCTCAATCTTACTGATCTCTTTATCCAGATCAAGACCTGTAGCTGGTACATATTTAAATGCCCCATTAGCTTTGTTGACTACCCACCAACCACCAGCACGTTTGCCTGATGCTTTAGCGTAGCCAGCTAACTGTCCTACGTATCCAAACCCATCACCACTGGCAAGGGTGTCAAAGGAATCAAACTTGTTTCTGTATGACCAGTCTGAAGCTGATTTAATATCATCAACTGCATCGTTAATGACAATATCATATGAGCCGTTAATGTGAGTATCACCAACGTCCAGAGTAACCTTTTCAGTATCTTCATACTTAACACCTGCTTCTTTGAGTAATCCTTTGAAGACAGCTTCAACGATGTCTCCAATCATCATGTTCATTATGAAGGTGGTAGGAAATGGAAGGGCAACTTCCGGCTTATTCTTCTCGTACCAAAGCTGGCAAGTAGGTCTGCCAACATTAGACATACGGATACGGAAGTCACCCCTCTTGTTTCCCCCACCAAACTGACGCTGCAATGCATCGGATATATCTGTGGCTACTTGTTTAATTGTTTCCGCAGACATTGTGCTATCACCTTTGACAGCACTATCCATGTATTGATGTAACGCCAGTTCAGCAGGATGATTCATTATGCCACCTCTTCTTCAAATTCAACATCAACAACACCGTCAATGTCTACCTCGTCTAAGTCCATGTCATTATTACTTGACGCTTTCTCTGCGTAAGTATTAATGATGTACTCGTTGTAGTTAGTAACCCACCCCATGAAGTCAGAGAAGTATGTCTGATCTTCTTGTGTAAGTTCTACTGTGTTCGTAACATCAAGCGATGTAAGTGGAACATAGAAGCTGTTACCATTGGGTAGCTTACGCTCTTCTGTATTCAGCTTTACTGTGTGCTGTACAGGTAGACGCTTCATCTTTGCAAGCTGTGTAAACACATTGCCTACAGTCTTGAACGCATCACGGTTCTCAACTTCCCAAATGAATGGGGTAGTCTCGACAGCAACCTTATTACCTTCCGCATCCTTGGCATTTACCAACTCAACTGTACCAAGTACTACACGTACTCGCTTGATTGATCTGATCAATTCCTTGGTAGCATCTGGCAATGCTTTGAAGTCTTCAATCCAACCTGAAGGTTTGCCACAGTTAAAGCCACCGTCATTATCTTTCAAGTCCATGTTGAGTGTATCAGCCATGACTGTCTTGACGTAACGATTAGGCTTACCTGCACTACCCATCACAAACTTCTTGTACATGAAGCGTTGTAGGAATGGGCGAATGATGGCTGCTTCAGCATAGTATGTAGGGCCATCAGGAATCTCCAGCTTGTATGTACCACCCTTAACCAAGATGGCTTCAGTGCCAAGGATCGGCGTGTGGTTGATACGCAGTCGAGCAAGGAACATGCCCTGCTTCTTCTGTGCTGGTGCTTCATTAGCAATGCCCATAGCCTTTGCCATCTCAGCATAGTTGTTAGTGTCGATTGTTGTAAGTTCGTTCATGTTTATTAACTCCTTTTCAGTTAGTAAGATGCATAGTTATATCAGGTTACGTCCTTAACGTCAAGCCAATTCGGACCTATTTTTGCCTCTAATAATAGAGGAACATTGAAATCAACACCCCAACGTAGGGTGATGAGTTCAGGTAGTGCTTTATTAGTAGCGTCTATGACGTTGATAACCTGCGCTTCTTCGTCAGGGTGTACGTCAATAACAATACTATCATGCACTGAATTTACTATACACGATTGCATACCCTTTAGCAACTCATCAATGTGCAACAAAGCAATCGGAACAATGTCTGCTGTAGCGAATGACTGCACAGGGTAATTCTTAATCTGTGTAAAGTGTGATACACGTCCAGTAGATTTACGTACCACATCCGGGAACGCAAACTCACGACCACTGGGCGTGGTAATCTTTTGTGTGGCTATAGCTTCTTTAGCCAGTCGGGAATGCCAAGCTGCGACCCCCTTGTATTTGCTGTTGAAGTGTTCGTAGTACGCTGCTTCTGCTTTGGTTCTACCGAATCCTGTTGCGCCGTAGAGTGGTGCAAACGTGTGAGCCTTCGCATCTTGGCGAGACGTAGGCTGACCAGCATCGGTAATAACTTTAGCGGTATATGCATGTACATCAAACCCAGTAGATACTTCTTCAATTGCTACCTCATCCTGTGATAAGTAAGCGGCAGCACGGAACTCAAGCTGTGCAAAGTCAGCTTCCATTACCTTGCCACCATCGAATCGTGACACAAACACTTTCTTTACAGGGAACGTACCGCCACGTGGCATGTTCTGCATGTTAGGGTCAGCACCAGAGAAGCGACCAGTAGATGTGCGATGTTGTAGTAACCGCACATGCAACTTGCCATCCTGCTTTGTGTAGTTGCTGATACCCTCAACGAATGATGATAGGTATGTATCAACTGCACTAAGCCTACGTACCTTGTACAAGAAGTCAACGGCATCAGTCATGCCACGCTGCTTGGCAGCAGACTCTAGTATCTCAAGGTTCTGTTTGCTGGTACTGAAACCATTTGCACTAGCCCACTTAGCTGAAGGTGGTTTGAACTTTAGTCCAGCCACATCCATAGTATTACTAAGCAGATAACCATCCCCACTACAGGTCTGACATTTATTAGTATTGGCAAATGGTGTTCCATCTTTCTTTACCTTTCGTATCTGTCCTGTGCCACTACAAGTCTGGCACTGTTGCGCTACAGTTTTGTACAGACGTTCTGTACCACCAGCAATCAAGCTGCGGAAGTCTGCGTCTGACATATAAGGGTCAATAGCATTACCCCAATATGGTTTGTCTGTCACCTTGCGGCTGTAGATAACCCAAGACAATTGCTCTGGACTGTTGAGGTTGATAGGTGTGTCACCCATAACCCTACGTACATGAGCCTGTAGGTCAGAGATTAGCTGTTGCTTCTCCTGCTCAAACTCTGTACGCACCTCGTCTAACTTAGACAAGTCAACAGCAAAGCCTGTCTGATATATCTTAGTCAGGCACTTGGCTACACGATTAGTCAGTCGTGCAGTAGATAGTAAGCCAGTATCGGCTACACTATTAAGACGCTGCCATAGCCTGTCAGCAAGTTGCTGTGTAGCATGAAGGTCAGCGGATAGGTATTCACTCAACTCAGCATGTGGTATGTCACGAGTATTGTAACCACGCTTGAAGTAATCCTTGAGTGTGTCTTGCTTCTTAGTGTCTAGGTTGTACCGTTCAGCACAAGCCTCAAGAGATAGTGGCTCCTTCAAACCACGCTGAAGTACATATTCAACAAGCATAGTGTCGAACACTGCGCCATCATACTTGAAGCCTGACTCCCATAGCCATAGCAAGTCATGTGCTACGTTATGGCAGATGAGTACAGTAGCTTGGTCAAGCCAGTCTTGTACAACTAGATGACCATCTGCATCTGCCTCAACCTCACTGTGGTCAAAGGTAACGATGCGTTCTTCGCCTCTGTCATTAAGCATACCAACCATAGTCAGTGAGTTGTCAGGCTCAAAAGGGTCAAGGTGTAACTTACCGTCACGTTTGGTAGTCGTATTCTCTACATCAAGTGTTAGTTTCATATCTGTTCATCCTTACTTTTCCTGTCAGGGTTAGAGGAATCTGGTAGAACATCTCACCAGAAGCTACATATTTATTACGTACCTCTACTGGTGTCAAGTCTTTAATGTCATTTGACTTAAACATAAGTGCATTAGACAATTCATTATTCCATATGAAGAACAATGTGGGTGAGGTAAAGAACTTACTCTTTCGTTGCGGTAGTTGAACTGTCTCATAAGGAAACACCTCACCCTTCCACACTGTCTTTACTTCACATTCCACATAGAACTTACCTTTGCTGCCTTCAGCAATCAAGTCCTGTCCATATGGATTAGGGTTCTCCCATATCTCATACCCTCTTATCTGCATATATTCCATTGTCCTCACACGTGCAGGCTTATCATGCTTGCCGTGCAAGGCTTCGTTAAATTGTTTAGTTGTCATCCCTCATACCTCGCTGTCTGGTAGTTAAGGTCTACGTTTACCATACCGTGCCAGCCATTCAGCTTGTTCTTCACGATGTTGATATGACGCAGTGGGCTATCTTCCTCTTGGCCTTCCACACTAGGTGACTTGCCAATCAGTATCATAAGGTCAGCCTCTGCTGCCTTACCTGTTCGTGAACCCTGCATCATAGACTGGTTAAGCTGTGACCTACCCTCTGCCTCTGCAGATAACTGTGACATATAGAATACAGCACAGTCGTATGTCTTGGCAATCTGTCTAGCATAGATAGCACAAGCAGCAAGTGCTTGATCTTCTCTAGCATAGCTACCTGACACACCAAACTTATCACCCATGTCAAGTACGAGAACGTCAGGGTTGTGTGTCTTACACACTGACTCTACCCATGCCATATCACGACCACCAGCATCCTTAATCTTGATGTTCTGCATCACAGGTTCATACAATGATCTGGCTTTACTCATGTTGTCACGTACCTCACGTGCTGTCATACCGGCAGCGGCAGTAAGGTATCTGGCACCGACACGGTGTGTAGGCTCTTCGTTACACAGGATGATACACTTAGCACCTTGATGTGCAAACCCACCCGGCGCAGCAATCAAGCTGGCATGAAAGGATGTCTTACCAGTGTTTGGTCTTGCCCCTACTTCGATAAGCTGACCACCAGACACACCCTCAACCTTACGCATAACACTGGCGATATTGAATTGCCAACGTGCTTCCAGTTCAGCTTTAGCCATGAGTGTTTCAATGCTGATGTCATCCCACTCAATGTTGAGGTTAGGTATGAAGTCATCACCATAACGCTCAAGCAAGTTGCGTAGCTTCTCAAGTGTAGCTGCATCACCATTGACCATATCAAAGCCAATGTTAGCAACGTCCTCACCAACTACCTGCTGAAATAGTTTAGACAGTACCTCTTGTGCAATGTCACTACCCATAGGTTGCTCACGTTTGATTGATGAGAACAGAGATGCATAGCCCTGCTTCTGTGCAGTAGTCAGTGTTGGGTTGTTAGCCATGAACAACGCCTCTACCTCATCCGGTGTGACGGTACGTTCATACCTGTCCATAGCTGTGTCGATAGCTTCTTTAATCTTACGTGCATCCTTGCTGAACAAACGTGGTGGGCATTTGCTACCACGATGGTCATCGTAGAATGATTTATCCATAAGGCTTCTAATGATTGATAATTCCATGTAGGTTCTCCATATCTGTCGGGTTACGATATTTCAAGTCATCTGTCAGTTTGAGTACACGAACATCGTTCACGTGTCCTCGTAATTCCTTCGCCATTTGTAGCGTCTTCGGTAGCGCATCGGGGTCTAACGCTATGATTGCTGTTGAGAACTGTGCGAGATACCCTTTATGCGCCTCTTGCAATGATGTGCCTAGAAGCGCAACCCCGACAAAGGAACCGTAACCAACAACGGCTGCACTCACACAGTCCTCAACAACTACTGCGACTTTACCACACCCAGCGGTGTAAGGCAAGCCACTTTTTCCATATCTTTTCCATTTAGGTAGGCGATTACCAAGTGAACGGCCTGTCGCATCTACCATAACTCCATCGTG